GAAGGTCCACACCCAAACTTATCCGTTCCCGGGGTTGATTTATCTTTCTTAACTTTTGAATATACACCAACACAATCCTTATTCTGTTCATTTTCCCAAGCTGACATATCTAAATTACGGAATTCAAAACTACTTATATCTTCATTAAACTCATCTTTTTCAAAACGAAGGATTTGTGTATTAATTAATTTATCACCCGAACCGTCGTTATAATAAATATCAATCGTATTGTTACCAATAATATTATCGCCAAAAGTTTTATCCGTAAAAACGTTAAGTGTAACATCCGTATCATTTTTTCTATTATTCAAATCACTATTTTCAGTTCTGTGTATTTCATTACCCTGTGTATCTTTAACAACGAGAGTCCATTTTTCTACTATACCTTCAACTCCTGATTTGTTTCTCCATGAAAGATTCACACCTTCTATTAAGTATTCTTCAACATGTCGTTTACGTAATACGTATAATAGAAAAATGATAAATAGAATGATTAAAAGAAGAGGTATCATTTTATATATCACGAGATAATTATTAATAGTTATGTTTATTCATCTTTTGTAAGATCTTCTTTGGCTGGTGTTTTTGAATAGAGAACACCACTGTATATCGCGACAGCGATAAGTACTGCGACGAACGCGAAAATTGGTACGGAGTTATACTTGTTAGAGTTATAAGACATTTTGTGTTTTGTTATATTGTATCAGGAGAAAAAAATATTGATTAAATATAAATGAGTTCCCGTCCTGTGACCACAGTTCTTTTAGAAGCACTTTTTATAGGTTTAATGTTACAGGTTTTAGTAATGAGTCTTACAAAGTTTATATATAAGGGAACGGGTGTGTTAATTATTTCGGGTGCGTTAATACATTTACTGTTCGAGTATTCGCCTTTCGGTAATATTAATGAAAAATGGTGTAAAATGATATTTAAATAAAATATTAATGAAACTCGTTTATTTCAAGTCTAATAGTTTCTCTCTCGCCAATAGTTTGAAGTAACTCCATGTTTAAATCACGAAGTTTGTTTACCGTTTCTTGATTATAATCATCAAGGTAGGCTTTGTAAAATTCTCTTTCATTGCCTACATTGTGTCCCTTGTCCAATAAATTACCAAGTGTATATCTAGATAATCGTATACCAAGTTCTTGTGCGCGTCTTTTTACAGCTTCTTTACGAACAGTTGCGGTAATTCTTTGCCTTGTTTTAGTTTTATTAATAGTTCTTTGCATTCGAACTATTTTTTCATCCAATCTTTTCATATAAGATATATTATACTCATTTTGCTCAACCTCGAGAGTTCGTAATTCATTTGTCATTTCTGTGTAAGAATTATATGGCATTATTGAATTCATATAATTCATCAATTCTTCTCTTTCTTCAGGATTCGCATATAAGGTATTCTCTTCATTATTATCATCTTCGTAATATCTAGACCTTTCAGCTAAGAATGGTATAGGTGGAGTAAATGGTTCAAGTATTGCATTACTACCATTTCTTCTTTCCAATGTATAAAAATTTTGTGTATCATCGTCAGATTCGGATTCAGAATCATATTTCGAATTTAATTGAGAAATGGTTTCATGAACGTTTTTTATAGAGTTGCACATTTCAAGATAATGTCCTTCAGATATTATCTCGGAATTCAAGTCAATTAAACGCATTAAATTTACAAGGTCGTCCATTTTTACTATTGTTTTTATTTTTTTATATATTATTTATAACTTAGGTTTGAACAGTCACCTCTATTTCATAAAATGAATCGATAACTCTATCAGTTGATTCTATAAAATGACAAATCCTGTCCATTTCAAGTTCTATATTATCAAGTTCGACGGCATAACCAGTTTGTAATACTCTGATATGATCATTCATTATATTCTTATAATCAGTAAAAAATGAATGAGTATCTATTATGTAACCATCGTTCCGTAATTCATCTAAACTGTTATACGATGGTAAATTTAGGGCGTTACAAAAAGCATCGATTGCTTCTTTTTTAAATCTTCGGGTTATCCCTTGTCTTATTTTATGTTTTAGTATATTTGATTTAATTTCTTTTCTTTTTCTAACCAATACCATACATTTTTCGTAAATAGAATCGAATGGGTTTGTTTGTAGACTACGAGGTAAAGTTCGTACACGAACGGGGGGTCTATCTTCTACTCTATACACGTCACGTAATTTATTACACATATCTAAATAATCGCCTTCGGGTATTTCGCCCGAGTGATCATCTATAAATGACATTATTTTATGAAGTGTATTATCAACTTCTGGCATTATTACTTATTATAAAGTTTTTATTTTTTATTATTATTTTTTGATAACATGAGTAAAGCTTGAACAGCTTCACCGATTTCTTTATGTTTTAAACAGAATCCGTTCTTACCAGATCTACAGTAACAGTTCTCGTAGGGACAGTTTGGTCGCATTTTATTTTATTTTATTTTATTTTATTTTTATACTTAGGTTTCGCTATCACTCACAATTTCACCTTCTTCGATTTCACTGTCAGTTTCTTCAATGTCAGATTCCATTTCTTCTTCAGAATCATCCAATTCGGTTATATCGTCGTCGATGTTTTCGGGTAAAGAAAGATAAAGTTCTGTCCAATCTATACGTTCCCTTATTCCAAAATCATCGATCAAATCGTCCAAATCAATTTTGTCAACTATATCCCAATCATCTTGGATTACCGTCTTCCAATATTCAATATTCTTAGATGTTATCTTATACGGAAAAACTTCCACTCTTAATTTTTCAGTTTCATCGTAATTTTCATCGTCGGTGAGTTCATCGCTCATTTGATCCATGTAAATGTTATACATGTACTCCAATATACCGAGGTCTCTTTGATATTGATAGTTTTTAGGTTCGTGGTAAAAGGTGATAAAATGTGCTTGTCCATAAGAAGTGATTAATTTTTTTTGTGAATACCGATGTATGCGATATAGTTATTAGTATTTTTAGGAATGAGATGACTAGGAAATCCGAAATCCGCCTTTAACCCATAAACAGTAGATTTTACACCACATAGGTTAGAGCACAGATCATTAATGTTATCAAGTTTCCATAGCGTGGTACAGTTTTTTAATAATTCGTGTGTTAAGTAAGGCATTGTATTTGTATATATAATATTAAAAGTCGTAATGTTTAAGTAAGATTAATTTTTAATTGTTCATGACAGTATCAATGTACTCATCTAACAAATCTGTGTCACATGGTAAAGTTTTTGTAAGTTCATTCCAATGTAAATATTTGCTTGGTATTTTATGTTTAGTAATAAACTTTTCACCCCCTTTAATATCGGTAAAATATTTACTTAAATACTTAGTCCATAAATCACGTGTTTTATGATTAATAGAACGAGGTATAATGATTAAGTTTTTAATATTTAATAATTCTTTAATCCTCTCAACGAAAGGTTCAATAATACCATCACACCCTTCAATTTCATGCGTAAATTCAACATATCGAATGTCTTCACGTCCGACGATTTTACTTAACCCCATATAGGCAATACATTCCCCATTTTTAGCAATTTTAGTTGGAAATTTACCTTCGATTACTGTAAGTTTATATAATTCAATATCATTTTCACCACCGTTTATAACAGATGAAAAAAGAGCATCTAATTCTTCTTGATGAGAAATACTCGTAGAGTCTTTTAATAACTGGTAAAAAAGTGACATTGTATTAATGTTTTAGATTTTTTACTTTTTATATTTCGTCAATACGACTTAGGTTCTCGTCGTTCATTAATAATTCTTCAGCAAGTATTTGATAAAAAGACATTTTATATGCTAAAAATCCAAAAAGTGTTGCACCCATATTAAATTCGAAAGGTAAATCTGATGAATTCCATGTTGATTCTAATAAAGCAATGACTGTAGGTACAACTAATCTTTTATTCAATACGGGTTTTTTTTCAAAATTGTCCACGTAAGACGAAAGTGAATCTACATATATACATGAAGCTATTGCACCCAAGCTTGCAGATACGCCGTCTATGGGTGTATGAAAAATGAAATGATAGGTAGAAATTGCAGATCCGTATTTTATAGTAGTTTTTTTTATTTTAGATTTAATCTGTTCGTATTCGGTTATACCTTCTTTTCGTTTGGTTGGGCATGAAATTCTAAGTGTTTTAGTACCGGGGTTTATTATATTTAACATTAATTACTATACATTACAATTTATTCGTTAAGTATCTATAATATATCAATGTTGATATTTTCATCATTGAAATATTTTTTTTTAAATTTACGTTCTTTATCGAGAAATTCTTCACATCTGTTAACTGATTCGTATATACGAACTTGTATTTCAGTTAATCTATCTTCATGTGTAAAATTATCTTGTTTTCTGGACATTTTTCTCCATTTTTCACCAAAAAGGTTTATGTATTTCAAATTACGTCTTTCGTATTCTAATTCATTTAACATTGTTCTATACAAAACCAATGAATATGAATCATATTCTTCACGTTTAAAATCATCGTGACAAAACTCTTCGTATGCCAATGTTTTCATGCGCTGATGAAGTTGATTACCCCCATTTTCCTTTCCATTTTCTGACCAACGTTTCGAGTCTTTCTTTTGAGAATCGTGTATTTCGTAATTGTTTTTTAGGGGCTCCTGGGCATGCGAGATCACGTGATTCGTACGCGTTAAGTTTTTCCCATACGAGTCTTTGCATGTCGCCCGGAAGTTCGTTTGTCGCTTGACAAAACGAGAGTTTATAGTCGTACGTGTGTAAGGCAATGTAGTCGTCCATTTCATTTTTATATATTTTTATACTTATCTTTTAAACTTAGGTCTATATTGAACAAACGTTTTATCGTTTTTGTTATATTCTAATACAATAACTTCACCAGCATCGTTCATTGTAACAATTTCATCGTATTTACTACATTGTGTATTTATATACGGTGTTTTTTCCACATTAACGTTAATATCAAAAGATGTATACGAATATGACTTTTTTAATTCTTGTGGATTTGGTGATAATAAACGACATACACTAGCATATAAGGTAAACATTATTGCTGTTATTTATATTTATTTTTTTATATACTAAATACAGGATGGTTTCACTCCAAGAATTACCAAAAAAGGTACAATACATAACTGTTGATTCAAATTTTGTTACGGGTACAAATAACAAATTTACAATAGATCTCGATCTTTCGTCAAATACACACGTGTCGGATATTAGTAAAGTGTGTGGTTTAAAACTAGTTGATTTTTATGTTACTCAGATTGGTAATACGGGATCTGGTACGGGTAGTGGTGCCAAGTATATAGATATACTGTGTGACGATGTACCAAAAGTTGCACAAATGTTAGATGAACGTAGAGGACAGGTTTTTGCAAGAATAGCACTAGAAAGAGATTTTGATGGGTCTAATAATTATAAACAACACGATAAACATTGGAGAAGTTTTAACAGACAAACAAATCTATTCAATCCTATATCAATACAAAAACTCGATTTTCAAATAAATGAATTACAGGGTGATAATACATATACGGATTTACAATCGGATGCAGAATGGTTTATGACATTGGAAGTAACATCCATTGATGTGAAGGAAAAGCCTATAAATAGAGAGGTTCAAATTCTAGAGGCTTTGCACAAACTTATCGGGAAGATAGAAGATCTTAACGTAAACGTTAAAAAACTTCCAGATAAGAAAGATATCGAACAAATGGAAAAGGAAAAAAAGAAAAAATACCCTCTTTACTATCTTTTGACAATAATTCTATTAATAGGTGGTGGATTTTATATGATAAACCGTAAAAGTGTACCTACACCTACTCAAATGCCAATATCTATGCAACAAAGGTTTTAGATTTATTCAGTTTTTTTAACTGGTGTCTTTTTAGCTGGGGCCTTTTTAGTTGGTGAAGTAATTTTTTTTGCGGATGGTTTTGGCGCCGACTTTGGAGTTGGAGCTGGTGCTGG